CTTAGTGATTGCAGGATCCATGTTTTGGTCAAAGTTTCTCCAGATTTCAGTTACAGGAACTGTACCATCTGCATTCATACCACCCTTCAACATCATGTCAGCGCGAGATGAAATAGAGTAGTGAACGTGAGCTTCAGAACCTCCTACGAAGTTATAGAACTCACGGAACCCAGCTTTAGTCTGGATATCAGAGAATCTTTCTCCATATTCTCCACGTGCAGAACCTTTACGGAAGTAACGTGTTTGTGCAGTTAAATACACATTGTTCAAGAAACGGTAGTTATCATTGTTCACTAACTGCACAGTATAGATGAAACCATCTCCCATAGGAAGAATATCATCAGCAGTAATGTACAATTCAGCACCATTATACTTATCATAAGTAATGATGTCACCATGTCCAAACTCACGCTTATTAAGCTTGATTTTGAAAGTTGTACCATCAAGACCTTTAAGTTGATCATTAGGGTCAATGTCCTCAATGATATAAGGAAGTTCCTGTGATACAGGAGTCTGCCACTTATATTCACCACGAGCATTATCTACCATGATGATGTTCTTACCTCCAAAGCTAGATAGCTGATATAGAGGCATTTCTACTTTCTGAGCCATTGCCCAGATGTCTACTGGACCTAAATCCATAGGTTCAGCATTTTTTAGCATATTCACCAAGTGATAGCTGTCCACATGCGAGCTAGCATTGTACTGGGTATCCCTGAGGAATATACCATTGTTAAAAACTGGAGTTGCCATGTTTGTTTTTGTTTTTGTTGTTTATTGGTTATTTATCGTTTAAAAAAGTTATTTCCACCATTTTGTCTAGAAACTGTTTTAGTCTTACGTGTAGGTTGCTCATCATCTGAATCTATTGTTGTTGATGATTGTCTACTTTGCTGTTCAGTCTTCAACATTCTTACTGTCTTTTCAGTAGCTTCCTTAACAGAACCTTCTTTGATTTTTGCTTTATATCCATCTGGATCAGCAAGTAACCAAAGTGCTTCAGCAATAAGATCATGTCTAGGTTGCACATATTGATATTTCTCAAGAAGATGTCCTAATAAGTTAGTAGGACGACCTGACATTGATGGGTAGTTAGGTTGAACTAAACCTTGGAACAATAAGCCTTGAACTTTTTTGTCAAGCTTTAATCCATTAAGTTCACCTGGTTCTAAAGTTTTGTAGATGTTTTCTGTATAAACTTTAGAAGCTTCTTCATGTTGCCTGCGTTTAGCCTCTTGCTCCTGCAATCTTCTAGCAACAATTTGCTCTTGCATAGCATCTAACTTAGGCTTAAACTTCATAGCTTTTGCTTGAAGCTCATCACGATCTCTCCATCCATCAATCTCTTCTTCAATCTCTTCTGGTGTACCAAAGCTAGTAGCTGATAGGTAGTTTCTTATAATAGCTTCTTGATCATCTGAATCATCAACATCAAGATCTTTTATTTCTTCTACATAACTTAGATGACGGAAAAGACCTTTAAGATCTTGCCCACCATCAGCTACATATTTAGCTGCATACTGAAGTTCTCTAGGCAAAGAATCAAAAAACTCTAGAGGAGTTTCCTCACGGATAGTTTTTTCTTTCTCTGCAATATTTGCTTCAAGTAGTTCTTGAAAATCCTGAGTTGTATACTTATCTAATGGCTTATCTTCATTAAAAGGAAATATAAGTCCTTTGTCAATAAGCTTTGTAAAAGTTTCTACAAGACCACTCTTGTCAACTCTAGGACGGCCTGATTTACTATCACTAGCTTCAGCCTCTTCTTCAAGAATCTCATTTAACTGCTCAGTAGCTTGTTGTATTGCAGCTGCTGTTTCTGTTTTAGTTGCAGTTTGATTTTCACTAGAAGTAGATTTCTCTTCTTGATTATCACTCTTTTCAAGGAACGTCATGTCAACGGCTTCCTTAGAGAATACTGATGGCTTCTTTGTATCAGAAGTTGGTACCATCACACTCTCAGCACCCGGCATTCCTAAGATCTCATTAAGTGTATCCTCACTTACTTCTACTTCCTGGACTGTCGTGGTTTCTGCTGGTTTTTTTTCTTCCATGTTGGTTGGTTTTTAATGGACTGACAATATAATATATACAAAACTAAGTAATTAAACTTTATAAATTTATAATTTTATTGATTGTAAAAAAAGACAATTTTATCTATATAGCTATTTACTCTTTTTCTTGTCCTTAGGTTCTTTACCATCATAACGATTTTTGTTTACTCTAGCAATTTCTAGTTGCTTATTTGCTATGTCTTGTTGAACCTGTAATCTTTGTCTTTCTACGTTGAGTTTTTCTTTATCATGAGAAGCTTTTGCATTCTGTTTTTCTCTATCCAAACTCATAGTTTCTTGATACTGTTCTGTCTCCTGTATTTTATTAAGAGCATCCATGTAGTCACTTTGCATGTTTTGATCAACATCCTGCATAGCTCCATAACCTGCTGCTCTAATTTCAGCAACAAGTATATCTTTTCTACGGTCTTTTTCAGCTTCCATAGCTTCTGCATCAAGCATCATCTGGCGCTCCTGAGTACGTTGTTGTATCTCCATCTCCTTCATTTGCTGCTCATGCTGCATTTGTTCTTGACGCTGTTTAGTCATCTTATCATCAGTCTTCTTAAGAACATGCTGAAGTTCTGATAATGACTCTGCTTGTATAATTCCACCAAGATCGTAGATAGATGCTCCTGAAGTATTGTTAGATATTGCAAGCTGTTTCATCTGCTCAATAACTGCTCTGTGATTTGCTTTAGTAGTACAGAATATATTAAGATCTCTTAATAACATATCAGTACCGTTAATCTCAAAGTTTACCTTTTCATCCCTACCTGTAATATACTGTAGTCTTATTGAAGGCTTTGTTGAATGATAATATTGTGCAAGGTCTGTGCGCATCTGATGTACTCTAGGCATCAGATAATCAGAGTGTTGAATGAAATAGTTTTCCGTCTGGGCGTAAGAACCTGTTACAGCTTGTTCTATACCTTTAGCAGTTTCAGTTTGGCCAATCTGCTGACCCAGACGTTGAGGTGTGATACCTATCACCTCAAATGCTTGCTGTTTAAAATAATTAGCTAGCTGAATCCTAGACATCATCCTTTGAGTTTGCTCAAGGTTAAGTGTCTGAAAATGCTGAAAGTTTAGTGCATTTTCTGTATTAGTAATAGAAGTATCTAAAGGTAGTATCTGGAAATTCTTCATAGCTGCATAAGCTTTTGCATAATTTCCTTTACCCCAATCTTCACCTAATGAGTGCTTTGGTAATGTATTTTGATCCATAAGGATTACAGTACCAAGTTCATCTACTAATATATCAGCTATCTGGTTATTAACTATATTATAAGCAATCTGGAAAGGCTTCATAAGATCTACTAGAGCTGTTGATCTAGTATTTCTATCTGAGAATACAGCGCCTTCTACTGGTAATTTACATCCATACAAAGTATTATCTCCTTTGAATTGGAATCTAAGAGGACCTGGACGGTTACTGTTTACACCAATATACATTGGGTTGATACCACCAGGGTTTTTCATACCCCACCAGCTAGGACGGTTAGGTCCAATCTTTACACCACCCCACACCTCATTAATCCATACCCAGTCTATATGCTCACCAAACACAAGATTATCTTTTGATTTGGTTTTAATGAAACCTGTATTGTAAACCGGCTTATCAGTTACGGTGTAATTTTCATCAATTATATCTGTTATGACTTCACCTGTTTCTGTTATTTTGGTCAAGTGTCCTACTTTGCGCTGGGTTTTCCAGTAGATGGTAGTTACCCGCAGCATAAAGGCCATACCCATATCATAGTAATCTTCAGACTCACCCATAATCCAATTGATAATATCTCCACCATTATAGATGAAGTTATCATACATACTAGTAAACTGGCGATACTGAAGGCTAGGTTGATTCACATTCCACTCATGTGAGCGTGTAGCATCATAATATGACCCGTCATTTTGGTATCCCTGTAGAGGGTACCCTGATGAACGCACTGGATAGATAGTCTCCAAAGCCTCCATTTGTTCTTGAGTAAGTAGCCATCCGTACTTGTCTATGATGTCTGCAACAGTCATCATATCAAACTTACCTACAAAGTTACCTTGTGAAATATATCTGCTATCTGGAGATTTGTGGTAGAAGGTTAATACCGGGTTCCATAGTTCTACATCATAATCATCTTCTAACATTCTGAAATGCCAGAATTCCCTATCACATATTAAACTATCTCTAAAACCACGCTCCTCAAGTTCATCCATCTTAAAACGCTCCTCATCAACTCTGGTCTGGTGCATGGCCCATTGTTCAACCATGCTTCTATAATCTTTTGTAAAAAAGCTTTCTATTTCAGGTAGTGCTTTTAATGCATCTGGTGCTAGTTCCTCCTGCATCTTTTGTTGAAACTCAGGATCATTAGGATCTGCTCCCATTTCTAGCATCTTTGCCATAACCTTGCGCTCAGCTTCAGCTAGTAAAACAGATTCAACTTGCTGACGCTTTTGTTCTAAAAGTTCATTGTATGAGAAATCATCAGTTGCCCTAAAGGTTATCTTTGTATTTCTTTTAGCAAACTCTGTAGTCAAGACATTAATAACATTAGGGATTATAGGATAGAACTTCAGTTCTAGTGCACTATAATCTTCTGATGCCAGGGTCTCAACAATATCTCTATAATCATTATCTTGTTCTATAAGATAATCACCCTTGTCTATAATACCTTTGGCAAGTTTATAGTTCTTCATAAGACGGCGTGCATTTCTGCGAACCTGCTTAAGTCCTTGCCATTCTAACCAGTCTAGGTTCCAAGCACACCACTCATCATCCTTCTCAGCACGTGGTATAAATTGTATAGGTTGGGTTATTGAACCCATGCGGTTAACTTCCGCCTTTTTACCACTTTTTAATTGTAGAGCGTTAAATACTTGCATGTTATCTTATATTCTTAAATGGACTTCGCATAACTTTGGTTGTCATATTAGTATTAGTCCTACCTACATGACGGAAGGGACTATTAGACAATTTAAACAAATTCTCTGACTTTTGCAAATGTTTGTTGTCTACCCTTTCAACAATTTTCTTGTATCCACGGTTAGCCTGTTGTATTCTTGCAAATGCTACAAGAGCTGAAAAAGATACTAATCTATCTACGTTTAGATCATCCTGATATTGAAGCATCTCCTGGAGTAACATTTCATCAGGGATTCTTTCTATACCATAGATGGTTTTAACTATAGTACCATCATCTTTAGTTTCATGATCAAGTTCTTCTTTAAGAAACTCAATAGCATAGCTTAAAAGATGACCCCTAAAAAGATTGCCAGTATTTCTCCAACCATACTCTTGATACACATTTTGGTTAGAACCTAGATCTTTTAAAAACAATATCTGACTTTTAGGTACAAGATATCTTTGTTTCTTTTTCATGATCATATACTGAATAAACAAAGATACGTTGTTCTCAACAATAGTCCATGCATTGTACCACTCAATAATTAGTTCAAGACGCTCATGAGTTTTGGTTATGTCTTCAAAACGACCACACCAGCTAGCAACTATTTTGTCTTTTTCAACATATGTATTTACTTCAGAACCATTGATCTTAGTTACTTCAAGAGCATTTTTCAAAACATATATAGAGCACAAAGAATCTGATGTTGTTGTCTTACCTTCAGATATAGGGTCAATAGATGCATAGTATGTTCCAAATTCAGGATTAGCTATTGGTCTTTCATATACAACAAGAACTCCACTTTTATCCTCCATCTTCATATCTACAGGAAAGTCTTTTATTGGTAACCGTGAACTATGTTCTACAGTTACTTTACCTTCCACATCTCTCATTATATCTAAAAACTCATAAGGGTATTCTTTATCTTCAATTCTCTTAAGCTGAGCATTGACAAGATGTAATGGGAACTTTGATATAGTTCTATAAGCAAATGCTTCAGCTATGTTTCTTGGATGCTGAGAAATTCTTAATTGGTAGTTTTCTGGACTGAGGTCTTTTTTCCACTGCTCAAATTTTTTATTCAATGCTTCTAATGCTTCTTCTACATTTGAATTACCATACTCATCTATATAAGGAGGCATTGACCACTGCTCAGGAATAAACAAACCACTGTAGCCCCAAGTACCTTTATCATCTAAAAGATTAGAATATACAGCATAGATATTATTAGCTTGTGGTTTCTCTATCATTTTCTTAAGTGGTTGACACTGATCTAGATCACCCACAGATCCTGCTGCTATAAACATACCTGTTGTAATATCTCCAGATTGTAATGCAGGAAATAGATATTCAACAGTCTCACCCATCTTAGGTGCAATACCAGCTTCTTCATGGAAAAAGTAAGTACACGGACCACCAACACCAGATGTAGCATCTTTCTCAAAGGTTACTCCTTGCAAGGTTCCTTTAAGACCCTTCATTACCTTTCTATTAGTTCCAGGTAGGACAGCTTCAATTTGCTGTTGCCACATAAACATACCCCCAGGATTAAAAGGTCTATACCATGCTGTGTTCTCATTTAAGAATGATCTATACTCGTTGAGAAATTTCCACGTTCCTTTCTCATTGATATAGTCTTTTAAGCTGGCACCAATTTTTAGTATGGGTGTTTCTTCAAACCAAAGCTGATTAATAAGCTTAGCTGCATGAAAATATGATGAAGCTATCTGACGTTTTTTGAGAACAGCAGAGTGTTGGTGATGAAGCTCAGCAAGTAACTCATAGAGAGCCATGTGATATTGTACATCTCTTACTTGGGGAAAATCAAATTTCTTTTTTTCTTTATCATTTATTCTAAGGAAGTTAAGCCACATGTAATAGTCACGTGTAATATACCAAGATTTGTCTCCGCTACAAAAGAGTACTCCTCTTCTACACTTAAGCTTTTCTCCATCCCAATAATGTATAAAATCCTTACTACCGGCGGGAGAGGAGCAGTAGTATCCAAGTGAGCGAAACTTGCGGGCCTCTGAGTTAAAGTGTAGTGTTGTTTCATCAAATTCATATTTACCTGGTTCTTTAAATATGCTTAATATAAATGTTTTAAACTGATCTTTAGTTTGAAAAGAAGTAGTTGTCCAGTTTCCTGAATTATATGTTGGTATTTCTATGTAAGCTTCTGTACTCATTTTTGATCATATGCCATACCAGCACCACCTCTAAAGTGACTTTGTTGTTCTTCTTTAAGATCTTGATATGCCGCTTTAAAAGAAGATCTTATACCTTCATAATCTTTAGCAGCTCTTAGAAGAGAGTTGATGTTTCCATCTCTACCTACTGTTATTGGATTATCAGTCATGTATTTAGCAAGTTTATCTAGCATGGTTTGAATTCCATGATAAGCTCTACTTGTTGGTGTTTCATACATTGCACTACATTTACTCAAACTATCTACTATCAAATCTTCATCAGTAGAAAAATCAGCATCTATCTCTTTTAGTATAAAATCTTCTTTTATCTCAGAAGTCATATTAAAGAATGGATTTAGATCTGGGTTTGGACAAGTCATATAAAACAAGTAGGAGAATATCTTTAAGTAATTCTCAGGATATGTCTCCATAATATCTTTTAAAAACTTAATATTATAGCAGTGCTCTGTAGGAACAACTTTACCATTTTCTATATCAAATAATCTTATCATCTTTTACGCCATTTAATGTTTATATTAATAAATAGTATACTGATAGATATATCAGTATAATACTCCATTGGAAAAACTATTCCTAGACTGAGTCCTGGAATTATGCTTATTTTTATTCTTAGTTTTTTCATTTTAGTTTCTTGACAAAATAATCTTCTTTGTTCATATGGATTGTTGCTCATTCTTTATTGGTGTTATTCTGGTTCTACCCATTGTTACATTTTTAAAGCCACGCACCTGATCATTTTTCCAAGTCCAAATCTCACCTGTTTCATCCTGTATTACTACCCACTTTAAATCATGCTCTTCAGAATAATCAATTACAAGTACACCTTGTCCTGGACCTTTTGGAGTGATTAGAGGTATTTGAGGGTTTAACTGGATTATCATTTCTTTATAAGTTTATCTCTGTTTTCTGATAACCATGTAAACATATTTCTCACCTCATTTTTTAAATAAGGAAGTTCATAATAAACTATCTCTTTTACAATAGGTTCTCCTTCTGCATTTTTTATAACAACAGGATTACCATACTTATCATTCTCTTTAGATTCAAACATAACGTGTTGAAGTTCAAGCTTACCTGGTTTGTAACGAGGATTGTGCTTTAATATGATATAAAGATAAATACTTAATTGCAAAGAATAATGATTAAAGTTACAATCATCTAAGTGGGCACAAGGACCTGTCATTTTCTTAGACACACCTTCCCAGTTCTTAAATGACTCTTTTTCAATTTTCTTATTAGTCTTGTAGTCATACACGGATACCACATCTTTTACAACCTCTATCCTATCTGCTTGTCCACAGATACCTGCAGATTTCAGATATACAAAGTGCTCAGGATAAATACCTTCTGTTAGTCTTTGATCTGGAGCAAGTTTTAAATCACCATCAATTATAGGTTTTATGATAGGTATGCTAACACCTTGTCTTTCTATAGTATCATGACTTACTAAGTCAGACTCACGTTGGTTATGATACCATGTACCTAGATTAACAGCTCTGTCTGCTTCTGCTGCCCAAGCTTCCTGTATTTGCTCAGGAGTCATACCATACCATTTAGACCTAGGGTTTTTAGCAGATTTCTTAGACTGTGCTACAGCATCAAAGGGTGTTTTAAAATTAGATAAAAAAGAAGTAACACTTATCCAGTCAATATTATCTTCTGGATTTGTACTTTCATATTTATGTTTGTCTGCTCTAAATCTTACAGTCATGGTTCATCTGGATTATAGTTTATCTCAGCATAGTATTTATCTTGCTCTTCTTCTGTCATAGTAGCTTTCCACTTAGGACCATCAGGATGTGGACACTCAGAAGATAAAGATCTTGTTTTATATGCAAGCTTACACCCGCATACAGAACAACAAGGTTGTGTACCGGAAACCATACATTTACTACCAGTAGTATCTAGTAGAGGGCATTGGTTACAGATAGCCATCCGCTCAAATGCTATATCTTCAATAGAAGCTTTAGAGAACCAGGTATTTTTAATCCCCTGAAATATGTTCTTCCTGTTCTCCCAGATTATTTTTAGTTTCTTGAACATTGCGCTTTTCTTTTACTTTTTGTTTTTTTACTTTTTCTTCTTCATAATCATTAAGAAGCTTTTGCATAAGAACTAGTCTTTCTTGAGCTTCTCTAAGAAGTGCATACTTTCTAAAGGTATTAGCTTCACTGTTAATATCTACATAACTTCTGTATTTTTTCTCAAGCTCTATAAGTTTCCATTCTCTTGTTGAGAAAGCTCCAAAATTTATTACATTGATATTGTTTCCTTTAAGATCATGCATCCCTTTACTTATTTCTTTCCAGTAGCAGGATACAGCAGCGTCTACAATATCTGGATCTATACCAAGCTTATCTGCTACTTCTTTTATAAAAGCAGATGCTTTTTTAGGAACCAATGTAAGCCATTTTAAAGTCCAACAATATGTTACCTTGAGTCTGAATCTTCATAGTTGGGTTTAGAGTTATTGCTCTGCGACCAGCTATATCTTTAACTATAAGATTCATTTTCTCAAGTTTAAAAACTGAATTTCTTATAGTCTGAGGAGATGCTTCAGGACGCTTTTTTGTTTTATCATTTTGCCATTCCTTTAGTTTTTCATCTAACCTAATATCAGCTACTTTTTTACAGAAGTCAGTAAGCTCTATTGAACCAAAGCTACCCAGAAGAACAAGACAATCTATATCAGTCGTACTAAGAGTGATATGATTAATATAACAATGAGTAATTATCTGATACCTGATGATATCTTCCTTACTCATTCTTACTTTCTTTTCAACTAGATGTAATTTAGTCATTGATTACTTTGATTTTTTTAGAGTTCTTTTTTTCTTGTCAATATCATGATCAGCTCCTGGTGTTGGAGTCTCTTCATCAAACTCTTCTTCTTGAGGACCTGCCATCATCTGCGCAATGCGTATATCATACATGATACGTTCTGCTCTTGCTTTAGAGATGTTAGCCTTTAACTCCTCATGCTTAAGGATTGCTGAAAGATATTCTTCTTGACCTTTATAAAAGAAGATCATTCTTTGGCGTTGCTCAGCCATTTCTTCTGGTGATAACTCACGCTCTTGTTTGTTGGTTTCTTGTTCTGACATATTTAAACATTTTTTATTACCAACAAAACTACAAAAAATATTTACACTTTGAAAGTTTATACTCAATAATATATAACAAAAAACCCTGAGAGATTTCCCAGGGTCTTAAAAAATTTAAGGATTACTAGATAACCTGTCTACCTAGAGTTGTTTGGAATGCTTGTATTATAGCCTCTAAATTTGCATTATCTGTAGCATCTAAAATGCCGTTGTATATTCCAAAAAAGGCACACTCTCTTGGCGAGAAAAACACAGCAGCTCCTGAATTATTAAAAGCACTTAAGTAGATTGAACCAGTAGCTAATCCTGCTGAAGGATCTGCTGTAACTGTTATAGGAAGACCTTTATGATATACTGTAGTGGTGGTAGATGCTGTTCTTGATACTGAAAATAAACCTAAAGTATCTGTAAATGGTCCACCAGAAGTTCCACCAGATGTATTCATTGCATACTCAAGACTTGTAAAATTAGTTGCAAATGATGTTCTAAATCCACCAAAAGCAACTCCAAAATCTGTTTTTCCACCAGGTGAAAAGTTATTAGTTCTTGAATAGAATATTGCAGTTGTTTTGTCTTGATTAACTACTGTTAAACTTGGAATTATTCCTGTATCAGCATAAGCTGTTGTTCCATCAGGTAAAGCTCCGGTAGTAGAGTGAGTCCAAGCACCTTGGAAATCTAGTTGATATAATAATGGGTCTACAAGATTTGTTCTTTGTTCGCCAATAGTTGTTCCAACTACTGGATATAGAGCTATTGCACCATTCCAAAGATTCTGAGCTTTTAAAGCAATAGTTAATGTGTTTACGGCATTAGCTTCAGT